CTTACAGAAGATTAAACCCTGGAAGCAAATTAAAAACTGCCGTAACAGGCAAAGTTAAACCGGGATCTAAAGCTGCGAAAAGAAGAAAATCTTTTTGCGCTAGATCAGCAGGACAAATGAAACAATTTCCAAAAGCTGCTGCAGATCCTAATTCAAGATTAAGACAGGCTAGAAGAAGATGGAAATGCTAGATGTCTTATTTAAATGCTAACGTACCACCAATTTATTGTAAAATAAGAAAGGAGTATCTTTATGATCTTAAAGAACATTACGGAGAAAGCGAAGATTGTGTTATCTTCGGTATCACGTCCATTTCAGGTCGTGCAATCTTATTTAATATCATGTTACCTAATGGGGCGTGCTTTTGGCGTTTGCCTATCTCAGCGTTTTTCCAAAAATCGTATGATAGAGCCAATGTGCCGAATATGCAGACGCACGAGTTGGAATTGTGGAACTGTTTTAGTTATTGGCCTTCTGTGCATCGCTTTGATTGGTTGGCTGGTTTAAGTGGTAAATTTTTAGGTTTAGATAAAAAATTTTATCATGGTAAATATTTATTCACTATTGATTGGGCACATCCAGAAACTAATATTTTGGATATTGAACATTCTGAAATCCCTCAAGAACATAAGTGTGCACATATATTGGAGCTTGATAACGGCAATTTTGCAGCTCAGCCTAATAATCGTATTTTGTGGCACGTTAACAGTTTTACTACTGACACAAGTTGGCCTGACTATAAAGTGCAAACTACATACTGGGATGCAGAAGACTCTAGCATGGTTACGGAAGATAATGATAAAATGTTTTACCAAATGGAGAAGAAAAAATAATGGATAAATATATTTATAAATTTTTAGATAAAATTGATAACTTTTTTTTAAAATTAGAAAATTTATTTAAAAGAAAAAAAAGAAAAAAGTAATGAACGGAAATACTTGTAAACATTGTGACCATGATTGTCACTGTGAAGCCGACAAGATAAAAGCAGAACACTATTCTCCATTAATGGAGTTATGTGGTTGTGAAAAATGTGAGCATGAAATTTTAAGTGACGAAGGAGAGTGCTTATCATGCCAATAAGGGAGGGTAATAGGATGAACTATTATTTTACGGGTTGGTTAATTATTGGAATGTTGTGGTTGGCTTATTGTGGTGGCCCTCAATGAAAAAACCCTTAACGATATCGGAAGAGGCTTCCGTGCAGATGCCTATGAAGACGGTTGCCAGTTTGATTGCGCTTGTCGCAATCGGCACGTGGGCCTATTTTGGTTTAATTGAAACACAGAATCAACATCATACTAGACTGCAATTAATGGAATCCGATGTTAGAGATAATACAGAGTTTAGAATTAAATGGCCTAGAGGTTTAATGGGTTCGTTGCCCGCAGACTCAGAACAATTTATGTTAATTGAAGATTTATATAAACAAGTTGAGAAGATGCAACAAACTCAAGAAATGAATATGACTAATAAAGTTAATATAGAATTTTTAATGAAGCAATTAGAAAAAGCTCAACAAGATATAGAAAAATTAAAAGACAAACAACGGGAGTTTGCTAATGGAAACGGTTATTAGTAGTGTTGTTGCTCTCTGTATGTTTATTGCGGGAGAACTTAAAGAACACAGAATACAAGAATCTATGTCTGATTGTTTGAAGGGAAAACGCCTTGCGGAACGTGATGTAAATGTTAATATTCAGTACATGTGCGGCGCTGTAGAAGCAGAGCTTGAAAAAAATATAGATGGTAGTATAAGTATAAAAAGAATTATAAAACCAAAATAATGAACCTTTCCAGGAACTTTACTCTACAAGAGTTAATTAAATCAGACACTGCTATACGATTAGGGGTGGATAACAATCCTAATGCCAATCAAATTGAAAAATTAAAACTACTGTGTGAAAATATATTGCAGCCGGTACGGGATCACTTCGGGCCTGTGACCGTGACTAGTGGATTTCGTACCCCAGACCTATGTCTTAAAATAGGTAGCTCAATTACTAGCCAACATTGTAAAGCAGAGGCTTGTGATTTTGAATGTCCAGGTAAAGACAATGCGGAAGTTGCAGATTGGATTTATAAGAATTTAGATTTTGATCAAATGATTTTAGAATTTTATGTTCCAGGAGAGCCCAACAGCGGGTGGGTGCATTGTAGTTACGTTTCTGAAAAAGGTAGAAAACAATTCTTGAGAGCTTTTAAAGAAGATGGTAGAACTAAATATAAACCAATAATAGGAAAGGCGGTAGATTTAGTATGAGTATTTCAAGATCACAAATGACAAAACAAATTGATGGTCAACTTAGAGGAGCAAGGAAGAAAAAAGCTCCAAAAGGTTATCATTACATGCCTAACGGTAGGTTAATGAAAGATAGTGCCCACAAGAAAAAGAAATCAAATAGCTAAAAACCTAAGGTCTTCAAAGTTTAGGCAAAAAGTGGTACAATCCAAGAAGCTATACAACCGTCAAAAGGAGAAGTTACAATGCCGTTGAACAAGCGTGGTAAAAAAATAATGAAGTCTATGAAAGAGCAATATGGCTCTAAAAAAGGAGAGAACGTATTCTATGCTTCTCTTAACAAAGGTAAGATAAAAGGTGTTGAAAAAAGATTATTAGGCGGTCTCTTAGTAAAAGGTATGAGAGAGTTAGTTAAATCAAAACCCTACCAAGCTGCAAGAAAAACAACAATGGAGAAGACTGCAGAAGCTTATAAAAAAAGTATAGCGGACAGAAATAAACCAAGAGCTATCAAAGAAGCTGAGAAAGATACAAAGTTTATGAGAGGTCTACAAAAATTAGATTCCTCTCGAGTCAAAGGAGAAAAGCTGATGGACATGTCACAATTTCTAATAAAAGAAGCAAGATCATCTGGAAGAAGAGATATGACAAAAGTAGGAAGAGGTTTAAGACGTGCCTCATATGCATATTTAAAAAATGTTAATAGTAAAGCAAAAGCAATGATCCAAAGAAAATATTCTAAAAGAGGGTTAAATTAATGGCAACTTCTGGAACTACATCTTTTAATTTAAATATCGATGACGTAATTACTGAAGGTTATGAACGATGTGGCCTTGTAGGTAGTTCTGGTTATGATATGCGTTCAGCTAGAAGAAGTTTAGATTTACTTTTTGCTGAGTGGGGTAACAGAGGTATTCATTTATGGAAAACAGAATTGAATGAAATAGCTTTAGTTTCTGGTCAGGTAAACTATACAGTAGATTCTGATGTTAATGATGTTTTAGAGGCTTATGTATCATCAACTGCTGCCGCAGGTAATAATATTAATACACAAGATGTTTCATTAACCAAAATTGATAGATCAGCTTATGCTGCTTTACCTAATAAATTAGCTACAGGACAACCATCACAATATTATGTAGATAGACAAACTACTCCTGTAATTTATTTATATCAAGCACCGGATTTAAATACTTATACAACTTTAAAATTTTACGTAATTAAAAGAATTGAAGATGCTGGAGCTTACACAAATGATGCTGATGTTGCATACAGATTTTTACCATGTATGTGTGCAGGACTTGCTTATTATTTGGCAATGAAAAAAGCTCCCGCTTTAGTACAGCAAAATAAATTAATTTATGAGGATGAATTGAAAAGAGCACTAGATGAAGATGGTCAAAGAACATCTACATACATAACTCCACAATCTTTTTATCCTAATGGAGTATAATAATGGCTAAATGGGCAACAGGTAAAAGATCACTAGCAATATCTGATAGATCAGGTATGGCATTTCCATACACTGAAATGGTAAAAGAATGGAATGGATCTTTAGTGCACTATTCTGAGTTTGAACCAAAACATCCTCAAATAAGAAGAAAAAGAATTGTTGCAGATGCTATAGCTTTACAAAATAGTAGATCTCAAAAATTTCAACAACCTACGGATATAAGCGGTGTCTATGCAGATTCAGGAGGATCAATGGTTGGTGTTGCTGATCTAACATTACCGGGAGACTTTGCTTATATAACACAAGGTCAAAGTGCAATGGTTCCTGCAGATCCGTCTTTGCAAAATAGAAAAAGAGAATTATTAACGGCCTTAGGTCAAATAACAGTGAGTATAACGTAATGGCTATAACTTATGCAAATTTTTTAACAAAAGTAAGAGACTACACAGAAGTAAGTAGTTCTGTTTTAACTGATGCTA